ATTAGCTTCATTTTGTTCTGCAAACGCAATCTCCATGCCTTCTCTTTGTGCTAAAGTTGCACCTTGCTGAAAATCACCAACAATAAATTTGCCCTCAGTAACTGCATTACTTTGGACTATTGGAATACCTAACAATGTTAAAACCCCGTTAGTAAATACAACATAATTATTATTGTTGTCTTTTCTTAAAAACATTTTATGATAATCAGTTGGACAAGTCATAATAAGATTTGGACTATACTCTAAAACCATTGCTTGGTTTACTGAGGCAGTTAACACATCAAATTCATTTGTAAAAGCAGATGCTCCCGCACCATAAAACTCATAAAATTTACCCGATGCTCCTGTAATAAAAGCAGTTCCGCCACCACTAGTCATTAACCCTTGTAAGTTTACTCCTGTACCCGCACCATTAAGTAATTGATCATCTTCTTTATTCAATACTTTGGCCGGTAGCCTTGTAGAAATATAGCTTGTTAATTGTGGTATATCATTTAACATTTCTTTAGTTAAAGTCATGTATGATCCAATACTTCTGACTGGTGCATCAACTGCATCTAGTCTAAAGTCACTTTCTCCAAATGCAGAACCTTCGATTCTCGCACCGGCATTATTAGTATAAGCAATCTCCTGTACGTATCTAACTGTATTACTAGCAGTTGGAATTGTAGGTAAAAAATCTCTTACTCTAACAGTTCGTGTAGGATCAAAATAAAATCCCGGTAAAACAGATGCCGGTACAGTATTACCACTAGCATTTAAGCTAGTTACCATAGTAGCTTTAATATTTAAAGTTGCCTTATTGCTATTTCCATTTAAAAAAGACTTAAATTCAGAATTTTCTGCTAAATTTTTGCTTAATTCTGCTTTAAACGTAGGTGAAGGTGCATTAGCCAAAGCTTTTTTACCCTCAACTTCTAAAGTATCAATACGCTTGTTTAAATCTGTGATAGTTTCATCTCTTTTTGTAATTAATTCAGAAACTTCACCTTTTAATTCTGACTTGTAGTCATCTCCTAAGTTTTCAAGAGATAAACCAATTTTTTGGTCTATCTTTTCTTCCAATCCATCCTTGATGGCTGAAAGCTTTTTATTTATATCTTCCATTATAATTTTTCTAAAAAATTGTCTAATTCGTCTGCTATCTTTTGACTTTCGACTGATTCCTTAGTCAGTTCATTTTCATGAGACTGATTTAGTATAAGTGAAGATTTTTCTCGTAGCATCCTTAGTTGAAATTCCATTAAATGAGGATTGTCAAGTTTTCTAGACATAACTATTAACTTGTCAAACTCATCTATTAAATTATCAACTGATTTAGTCCCTTTATATTCAGTTACCTGTGCTAAAGGGTTTGAGGCTAGTGTTACTAAAGAAAATTCAAATAATTTTATTTCTTTAATATGATTTACACCACTAACTGCCTCTTCTTTGATTGGAATAAAACCAACCGAAAATTCTTTTAAAATACCTTCATTAACCATAGTTTTAACATCTTGTCCTAAACTACTGTTAGATATTTTTGCTTTTACATACAACCCACTTGCATCCTCCTCCATACTCAAAGCTTTGCCAATAGGTTGTTGCATGTTATGTTGATATAAAAATGCAATTCTATCTGCATTTTCTTGCAAAGTTTTAGTGTAAGCACCTCTTGTAATAAGGTCATTGTCACTATCTACATTATTAAATATTGATGCATAGCCTTTAATGACGCCTTTGCCTTCATCATCATCCATTTCATCAAAATAATTGCCTTTAAATTTTAACATAATTTATTGTTTTGACAAAGATAAATAAAAAAAGAGCATTCAATTTAGAACGCTCTTCTATACACATTTAAAAACATAAAACATGAATTCACCACAAATCCATGCGTAAAAATACATAATTTTTAATTATTAACAACATAACCTAAATAACATCTGCAATTAACTATTTCTTTTGCCGGTGCATTTACATCATGTGGATGTAACATTTGACTGCCATTAACACTAAAATACTCTTCTAAACCTATAGCATTACTCCTTACGTAAAAATTAGTTGCCTCAAAATGACTATCTCGTATTCTGTCATCTAATATGCCTACCCAATATTTTAAAACTGTTTTTTCTTGTGCTATTTTACGCATAGCATATAACTCTGCTGAACTTTGTGCTATACCTATTTCTGTACTAGAAATAACTCTTGCCCTAGGTTTATTGTTGTGATTTTGTAAATCTTGTATAATTTGATCTTCAGTTTTTCCGTTTCTTATTACAGTATTAATTTGGTCTATAGTTGCTTTTACAAATGGATTGCCAATAGTAAATCTTGACAACAAAACTGATATCATAAAAGATGACATAATTAAATTATCCGTTGTTGTGCCACCATATTTATTAGCATATCTATCATCTGTAAACAAACCAACATCGACATATGCATCTTGTAAAATATTTTTTATTTCGTCATTATTTATAAGTAAATCCCAACCGCTACTAATACCATTTAACGCAATAAATAATGCAACGTCACTATATATTTCGTCTAACTGCATTTCAATTTCTAAAGCATACTCATTTATATATTTTTGCATTTTACGTTCTGTATTCAGTAAAAAAGGTATGTCACCTAAACCTTCTTTTAAATACATGTGCCTACGTTGCCTAAAATTTTTATTTAAAGTAGCGTAATCTAATTCATGACTACATCTAGATATAAATTGGTCGTAGTCCTCATAAAAATTAGGATAACACACTATTTATTTATTTATATAGTCTGAAGTATTGCTTAAAACTTGTTGAGATGTGCCACCACTTTCCCTTGGTGTAACACCATCAGATATAGGAATATAATTAGCTAACATATGAATTTCGTCCATTTCTTTTTGGTCTATTGGTTCATATTGCATAGCCTCTCTTTTTTCATTTGGTGTAAGCCACCAAGCAAGGCTAAGTTGCTTGACCACCTTTTCCATGTCTTCCTGTAATTCCGGTACAGAAAGAAAATCAAAATCAATATAGAATTGTTTACCATAGGTTGGTGTTAACCATCTATTTAATTCATCTCTTATTGCAATTAATTTTGGAAATACGGCTTGTAAATACAAATATTTTTTAGCCTCTCTATAATTGTTAAAAGTGGAGGCTTGAGTATCATTTAACAATATAGATGGTACTTTGTATACAGATGCTAAATCTTTAATTGACAAATTGTATTGTTCTATAAGTGCTAAATCAGCTACTGGTAAACCCATTTCAACCCATTTAAATTGGTGATTAGTTACCATAATTTCACCGGCATTATCAACACCGCTATACATACTTTTATATTTATCTCTTAATGCAGATGCATGTTCGGCAGTTAACATATTATCTTGACTAGTTAGTATACCTCTTGCACCTTGGTTTGTTAAAAAATTATTACCCGTACTAATTGCATCATTGTTAGTCTGCAAATTACGAAAAGCACTTTGTAGTGGACTTTGTCCGTATAAATGACTACCTACCGCAGAATAATCCGGATTAAAATTTTTAACATGTGCAACTTGATTAGCACTAATTGCTTTATTATAACTTAACCAATTTAATTTATATCCTTTAATTGGTTCTGTGATTGTACCACCCTCAATTTCTACAAGTTGACTAGGTAACACATGCATTTCTTGTATCCTTCCTTGTCTTGTTCCAGTTTCCGGAGAAAGTCCCCAAATAAAACCATCTCCTGTTAAACTTTCAAAAGCTACTAAATCCATCATAAATTCAGCTTGACCTTGCATTGGATTTGGTTGTTCTAAAAATTTTGCTAAATCTGATGTGTCAGCCGGTGTTAAGGCTCTTTTCTTTGCACTTTTGGCCTCGTACATTGCCGTGTCGTTAAAAGCACCACTCACTAATGTTGTATATTCTTTTAACGCACCTCTATCTTTTTTTTCGTATACCCTCATTTTTACATTTGATGCTGATTTAGATATTAAATCAACAATAGAATATACTGTTGCGTTTTTTTGAAAGCCTTCTTTTATAAAGGTTTCTTTTGATGGGTTTTGTCTTATTATTGGAGAAACGCCAAATCTACCAAAAATTAAATCATTATACCTTGGATCGTTCTTTTGCTCCTTTTTTTTACCCCAGTTAAAAATTCCCATTTAAATTATTTTAGACAAAAATAATGAAAATAAAAATAGACATTATAGTATACTAAAAATTATAGTAAAATATGTATATATTTTTTATAAAAATTATACAACAAAAAATTTATTACCTACAAAAAAATGTGAATAATAACCCATACGTAAAGAATCCATAGCATGATCATTTTTGCCCTCCGGAAATTGCTCATATGCATTATCATCATCGGGATCAAATCCCCTTTTTAATTTCCACGAATAATTTTGGTATTCCCTTAATAAATTTTTAGATTCAGCAGTATAAAATACTTTTGCTCTTTTTAAAAAATTAATACCTTCAAGTATACTACCACTACCTTTACGTGCCTCTCTTGCGTTAAATCCACTTCTTTTTAATTGCTCTATTGTTTGTTTTTGGTTGTGATCACAATAAATAGGTTCACCCATATAATGCGCATTACGTAATACCATAATTATGTCATCATCTACCATTTTCGTTGAATATGATAGTTCTTTAACATATATACTTTCATTTGCACTTACAATTTTTAAAACGACACTTGGATCGGGAAAATAGCCAAAATCTACTGAGTAAAAAACTGCACCTTCGGGTAATTCATTTATTTCTTCCCATCCCTTATATATTCTACCCTTATTTAAACTTTTACGTAAACCAAGTCCAAAAACACGATATGCCTCCGGATCAGTTTTTTCTAGCATTTCAATTTCCTTTTTTTGTATATCACTCAAAAAATTATTGTCTTTATACGTTGATGTAAAAACTGCTACGTCTTCTGCCCTATTATCTTCTAAGTCATAAATCCAATGTTCTGTCATGCTTGGATTATAACAAAAAAACATTTGTCTAGTCGTTCTGTAATTTAGCTGACGCATTTCTTCTTTAGTTAATTCTTGACATTCAATTATATAACAAATGTCACGTTTCATTGACCTTAATCTTTCGGGTTGATCTCCAGTAGCAAGAAACTTAAATGTATGACCATTTAATTCATATTTCATATCAGTACGGTTGTGATTTTGAATGTTGTAGTACTGTAAAGAATTAAGTATATCTAAAAAGTCTTGATACCCGCTATCTTTTAGGCTTGGTAAAAATTTTCTTACAATAGTAAAATTTAAAGCTTCTTTTGGGTCAATAGATAAAGCTAAGTATATTAAGTATTGTAATATAGCATAGGTTTTACCACTACGAGTACCCCCATTGTGTATTACAAATCTTTTGTCAGCACTTTTTAGACATTGATAAAACTGCTTATTCGCTTTGATCTGCATCAACTATTTCTGCTTCTTCTAATTGAAATTTGTCTGCCGGTATTACTTGTATTAATTCTTTTTTTTGCGTTACCTCAACTTGTTTTTTCTCAACCCATCCGGCTTGTGTTTTTAAAAAGAATATTTGACTTAACGTATCATCTTTTTCAATTGCTTTTCTAATTAAACTATTTGCAACCTTCTCTTTAACAACTGCTCGTATTGCATCAGCTTTTGCCCTAAACTCTTCGTCATTATTATAATAATTTCTGTAAGTGGCCACGCATACACCGGCTCTATCGCAAGAATGTTGTATTGCCCCATATTCATCTTGCATAGCCTCTAAAATTTTATTTTTATTTAATTCTGTAGTTATTGATGCATTCGTATTACCCTTACCTTTATAGTATGCTCCTTTTTTCATTTTACAAATATAGTACTATTTGTTCTATACAATCAAATACTTGTTTTTTATTGCTTTTAAAGCTTTCATAATTGTTTTGAAAGTAATGAAAGTAACATATAAATTTTTTTATATATATTTGCATTGCTCGTGATAAAAATTCTCTTCTTAAGAAATTTAAAGACAAACTAGAGTTGAGCTAACTAGTTCTTTAAAAACCTTAGCTACTGAAGGGAATGGCTAGGGTTTTTTTATGTTCTCTTTTTCCAATAATAAAAGAGGTTTGCACTATACCTACTTCATAGATTTAGGCGGTGTTATTCTAAAAACATAATTCTTTTTGCAAAATAAGAAGATATAATATTTTAAATAGTTAGTACGGTCTTTGACGATTTGTTACCGCTAACTAGCCACACTTAATTGATAACTCATTAACTCATTTGTATTTTGGTAATATTTTAACGGATTAATTCTCTTTTG